TGTTTAGAAATGGGGCCAAACTACGAAGAAAAAGATTATGAGTATGAACTAAAAGACGATAACCGAATGTCTGATGCTAGTTCAGCCAAGTACGAAGTACTAGAATACTGGGGCATTATGGATGCTGAGTATGCTAGAGAAATTGGAATGGAACTTGATGATGATGTAGATGACTTAGATGAAGTTCAAATAAATGCTTGGGTTTCAAACGGTAAAGTATTACGTGCAGTAGTTAATCCATTTACGCCACACAGGATTCCTTATCATTCTTTTTCGTATGAAAAGAATCCTTATAGTTTCTTTGGTATAGGCGTAGCTGAAAACATGGATGACTCTCAAAAGATTATGAACGGTCATGCACGTATGGCAATAGACAACCTAGCTTTATCAGGTTCAGTAATATTTGATGTAGACGAGACTGCTCTTGTAGGTGGTCAAAGCATGGACATATATCCGGGTAAAGTCTTTCGCAGACAAGCAGGAGTTCCGGGTACAGCCATTAATGGTTTAAAGTTTCCTAATACATCAAATGAAAACATGATGATGTTTGATAAGTTCAGACAGCTTGCAGATGAACAAACAGGCATACCAAGCTACTCGCATGGTCAAACTGGTGTTCAAAGTATGACAAGAACAGCGTCAGGGATGTCAATGCTACTTGGAGCAGCTTCACTAAACATAAAGACAGTAATTAAAAATCTTGATGACTTTCTTTTAAAACCTTTAGGCGAAGCATACTTCCAGTGGAATATGCAGTTTTTAGAAAGTAAACTGGGAGTAGAAGGAGATTTAGAAGTTAAGGCTACTGGTACAGCAAGTCTTATGCAGAAAGAAGTAAGAAGCCAAAGGCTAACTACTTTTCTTCAAAGTATTCAGAATCCTGCTATTGCTCCATTTGTTAAAATTAATAAACTCATTGGAGAGCTTGCATACTCGCTTGATCTTGATCCTGATGAAATACTCAATGATCCAGAAGAAGCAGCTATCATGGCTCAAATTATAGGGATGCAAAATAATGTTGGACAAGCAACTGGCGAAACGCCTCTCACTCCTAACGAGCAACAAGGAGGCATGGGAGGGCTTGAAGGAGCACCTACAGAACCTACGCCACTTGGAGTTACGGGTACTGGTGGGGGCAACATCGGAACAGGAAATGTACCGCAGTCAGGGGAAGATCAATTCTCTGGAACTCCTAGAGCGGTTGAAGGATGAAGTTGAAGAAGCTAAGGGAAGAAACTCCGAAGTATGAGGGAAAATTCTGGTCTTATGCTAAAAGAAAATTTGTAGCTTATGATGAGTGGATAAAGGAGACAAATTGTTGTGGTAGTCAAAGCAAAGACAACGAAAAAGAAAACGTCAAGAGTAAATGAGGCAGGTAATTATACTAAGCCTACTATGCGTAAAAATCTTTTTAATAAAATAAAAAGTGGTAGTAAAGGCGGTAATTCAGGCCAGTGGTCTGCACGTAAAGCTCAAATGTTAGCTAAAGAATATAAAGCCAAAGGTGGTGGATATAAATAGGAGAACTTATTATGCCAATGGGTAAAGGTACATACGGATCAAAAGTTGGAAGACCAGAAGAAAAAAAGAAAAAAATGATGGGCGGTAAAATGCCTAAGAAAAAAATGATGTATGGTGGTAAAACAAAATATATGCAAGGCGGTAAGGTTACTAAACCTAATTAATTATGGCTTTAAAAAAACCACAAAAAAGTCTTAAATCTTGGACAAAGCAAAAGTGGCGTACTAAGTCTGGTAAACCAAGTGCTAAAACAGGAGAAAGGTATTTACCATCAAAAGCAATATCCTCTTTATCTAGTAAAGAATATGCAGCTACAACTAAAAAGAAAAGAGAAGATACTAAAAAAGGTAAACAACATTCTAAGCAGCCTAAAAAAATAGCTAGTAAAACTAAACAGTATAGGAAGGTATGATATGAGAGTAGAAGCTCCAAAAGGTTTCCATTGGATGAAACAAAAAAATGGCGGTTATAAACTTATGAAACATACTGGTAAGTTTAAACCACATAAAGGAGCTACTTTAAAAGCAACCTTTCCTGTACAGAAAGAACATAAGGGGTAGTATAGATGGCTAATAAATCCAGAAGAAATAAGCGTAGAAAAGCAAAGAAAAAATCTTTACTGGCTCCTGATGTTGCTATAACTGTAGCAGTTGCTGAACCTAAAGAAAAGAAAATGGGTGGTGGAATAATGTCTCCTCCTGAAAGAGAAGGTTATGCAGGTGGTGCGCTTGTAAGTCTTATTAAGAAAATAATAACGCCTTTAAATAAAGCTCAAAAAGCAACTAGGACTGCGACTAGAAGCCAAGCTGTTTCAACCCAAGATAGGGCAGTGAGGAACGCAGGAATTGTTGTAGCAGGTGGATTAGGCTATCTGGCTAATTCAGATGAAGGTATTGCACTTTTAGAAGCGGCTGATGCAGGTCAAATAGAAGCAGATGTAATTAATCCAGACGAAAGAATTAATCCTGATGATTTTCCTACATATCAAAAAGATACTGACTCTTCTAATGCTTTTCAAAATGCTTTTAAAGAAGCAAGAGAAGCAAGAGCAGATACTTTTCAATTTGAAGGAAGAACATATTTAGCAGATCATCCTGTTAAAAGAGAACAAAAACAAGAGGGCGGTTCTATGCTAGTACCTCCAGAAATGGAAGGAGCACCAGTAGACACATACCCGAATATACCGCCAGAAGAAATGGCAGAAGTAAAAGCTTCACAACTTCCAGATGAAGAAATGGAAAGTGATTATGTAGATTTCGTAATGAATGAAGCTTTAGAACAAGAAGAACAAATGTATTTAATGAATGCTTTGGAGGCAGACCCACAACTTAGTATGATTTTTGACAAAGTTGTAGATACTGCTTCTGAGTTTTCTGGAGCCGGAGAAGTAAGCGGCCCCGGAGATGGTGTCTCAGATTCAATACCCGCCAGATTATCTGACGGTGAATTTGTGATGACCAAAAAGGCCACTGATCAAATAGGTGCAGACAATCTCCAAGTTATGATGGATGACGCTGAACGTGCTTATGACGGTGGTTTAATGAGAAAAGATGAGGAAGAAGATTATAGAGGTAACATAAATAAAGCTATGTTATCTGCTAATCAAATGCCTAGTCTTAATGTTAGACAACGATAACGGCTACCTTGAAGTAAAAGCACCATTCTGAATTATCTGTACAAATAATTCATTATAATGGCTACCTTTTAAAACTTACAAGCCCCGTGGAGGAAGTATTATGGCTGAAACACAAACTAATCCTGTGGAGGAAAAAGCACCTAATCCTTATAATGCAAAGAAAAATTGGCACACTCCCGACAGACCAAGAACGGAAAATGCTGATGGTTTATTCTATGCACCGTCTGAAGAACAACAGGCTACGCCTTCAGAAGATTCTGAAACGCCCCCTGCTAAAAATTCTAAAGATGTTAATTATAAGAAAAGGTATGATGATCTAAAGAAACATTACGATAGTAGACTTTCTGAGTTTAAACAAAGAGAGACAGAACTTCTTGCGGAGGCAGCAGAAAAAGCTCCTGCGTATCAAGCTCCAAAAACTTTGGAAGAACTTGAAAAGTTTAAAGCACAGAATCCAGACTTGTATGAAACTGTTGAGACTGTGGCTCATTTACAAAGTGAAAATCAAACTGAACAACTGCGACAGCAATTATCAGCTTTGCAAGAACGTGAAACTGATATTTTAAAACGTGAGGCTGAAACAGTTTTAAGAGATCGTCACCCTGATTTTGAAGATATAAGGGGCGATGAAGCTTTTCATGAGTGGGCTAAGGAGCAACCAGAAGATATACAAAGATGGGTTTATGCAAATAATAGTGATGCGACTTTAGCTAGTCGTGCTATAGACCTTTACAAAATGGAAAAGGGTATGGCTCAGTCACCACAAAAGAGGCAGTCCAAAAAACAGGAAAGAGGCTCTGCTGCTGATATGGTGTCTACAAAAACAACAGCGGTGGATGCGAAAGCTCCTAAAATTTGGACAGAAAAAGAAATTGCTAAGATGTCTATTGATCAATTTGACAGATATGAAGATGAAATCAAATTGGCTTTATCAGAAGGGAGAATAGCAAAATAAGTTTTATGAGGAGATATTATAATGGCTTATAACCAATCTGACCAATATTTTGAACCGAGTACGGATACCAATGCTAACTTTGGTAACTCTGTAAGTGGTCAAAATAATTCGTTTTTCTTACCTTCTGTCTATTCCAAGACAGTTCTGAATTTTTTCAGAAAATCATCTGTAGCGGAAGCAATTACCAATACAGATTATGCAGGTGAGATTGCAAATTTTGGTGATTCTGTAAAGATCATCAAAGAACCCGAAATCACTGTTTATCAGTATGAAAGAGGGGCAGACGTAACAGCGACTAAGTTGACAGACCAAGAACTAACTTTGGTTGTTGATACAGCAAACGCATTTAAATTCATCGTAGATGACATTGAAACTAATATGTCTCACGTTAATTTTCGTGACGTTGCTGCATCATCCGCAGCTTATTCACTAAAGGATGCCTTTGACGAGGGTGTTATTGCAGCAATGTTCTCAGGAGTATCTGCATCTAGCCCAAATCACATTCTAGGTTCTGACAATGCAACTGACCTTGCAGCAGGAACCTTTGATGGTACTGGTAATCTTGACATTGGCTTTGGTTCATCTGAACATGATCCTATTGATGTGCTTTCACATATGGCACGTTTATTGGATGAGCAGAATGTACCAGAAGAAGGACGTTGGTTTCTAGCGAATCCAGAGTTCTATGAAGTACTTGTTCAAAGTTCTTCTAAGCTTCTGTCTGTTGATTACAATGCAGGACAGGGTTCAATCCGTAACGGCTTAGTATCATCTGGAAAGTTACGTGGCTTTGATATGTACAAGACCAACAATATTGCATCTACTTCAAATGCAGCAGGTAAATGTATTGCAGGTCATATGTCATCTACAGCAACGGCACAGACCATTACGAATACTGAAGTCATTCGTGATCCTGATAGCTTTGGCGATATAGTACGAGGACTCCATGTTTATGGTTCTAAAGTACTACGCAGCGAAGCATTAGTTTCCGCGTTCTACGGTATTGACTAGTAAGTTTAGGTTGGGGGGCTGTAAAAAGCCCTCCTTCCTTTTTATTTAAGGAGTAAGAAATGCCACAATTAGGAAGCGAAAGAACTCCTATAATTATGTCTAAAAAGAAAACAGGCAGGACTCTTGGACTTATGGGGCGTTGGTATACAAAAGAAAACAGAGAAAAGTATGCCGAAGGTTACAAAAGAATTTATGGCGATAAGAAAAAAACAACAACCTCTAGAGACTCTGAATAATTATGGCTACAACATTCTTACAATTAACAAACGAATTGCTACGTGAGTTGAATGAAGTTGTATTAACTTCTTCAACTTTTTCTAGTGCTGTAGGAATACAGCAACACGCAAAAGATTGTATTAATAGATCATACTTAGATATATCAAATGAAGAACCGCAATGGCCTTTTTTAGCTGCCGCTGAAAGTGGAGCTACTGATCCTATGTATGGTAATGTTTCTGTAGATACTATAGCAGCAACAAGATGGTATGAGTTAAAAGCTTCCAGTTCATCTGTTGCAGACGATTATGGCTCTATAGATTGGAATAATTTTTATTTGACAACAGTAGGAGTAAGCGGTGAATCGGCTCCTTATGTTTCTAAAAATTTAAGATTCTTAACTACAGAACAGTGGAAGGACTTTAGACGTACAGAAGAAAA